ACCCCCCCCCCCCCCCCCCCCCCCCCCCCCCCCCCCCCCCCCCCCACCCCCCCCCCCCCCCCCGCCGCCGCGCGCGGTCCTTAGAGGAGATAAAAAAAACAGCAGCGCGGGCTGCTATTTTTTTTGCCGCTGGCGAGCGGCCAGGGCGGCGGCCAGGGCGGCGCGCGCGACCTTTAGCTCGTCAAGTAGGCGCTTGATCCAGTTGGTTATATTGGCGATGGTATTGTCGTCCATTGTCTCTCTCATTCCCGCCTGCAAATATTCTAAATTCATTTTTAGAATTTTGCCATATGCCAGGTGGCATATATCTAATGGCCTAGGAGCCTTGGCTGGACAAGAGGGCTGCTTAGCTGCTTAGGCTGTTTAGGCTGTTTAGGGCTGCTTAGGCTGCTTAGCAATAAAATAAGTTAGAATTTTTTGGGTATTTCGACGGCGGTCGGTCCGGGGATGAGGGTAGAATACAGCATGTTGGGGGGAATTGTCAAGGGAGTACGGGAGGATTGCAGGACTGGAGGGGTGGAGGATTGAGGGTAAATCCGCCAACTTGGCGGATTTGGGTAGGGGGTGAGGATAAGGTTACTTATTGTGACTCTATGTTCTCAATGGAGAACAAGATTTTGAGCAATTTATCAGGGGGGATTGACAGGACGAAAACAGATGTGCTATAGTAGTAGGGTCTCGAGAGGACATCGGCTTGTGGGAAGCAAGCTTAGCGAAACCTCCGCCAACTCCGGCGGAGGTTTCGTGCTTTTAGGGCACCGGAAACCAATAAATTTTGTTACACCTAAGCAGTCTAAGCAGGGCTAATCAACCTAAACAACCTAATCAGCTAAGCAGGAGACTGTGAGGCTTAAACTCAACCAGATCAGAACTGACGGCGGAACCCAACCGAGAAGCAAAATGGCGGACCGTGGGCGAGATGTACGCCGAACTGATCGAGAAATGGCGGACCGCCAATGGTCGCCTGAACGATATTAGAGAGTTGGCCAAGAATATTTTAGTCTACTAACAAAAAGCGTCAGGGGGGTGAGACCCTGACGCTCTAGACAGCAACCGGGAGGTGACCATGATTGCTGCCAAACGAATTTTAACCCCACTTATCGTCATTTGTAAAACCGAAGACCGCGTAATTTTGAGCTTGATCGTCCTGGTCTTCCTGTTGGCCGCCGGCCACAACTACGACGCCTTGAGGCACTTCGCCTACGAGAGCGGTGTGGCCTATCCACTCTCCTTTGCAACTCCGATTCTAATCGACACCTTCATCGCCGCAGCGGTGTGGGTGAGCTTGCGCAACCGGCGCTATGGCGAGAGTACTCGCCTGGCTTGGCTAATCGTGTTGCTTTTTACGGTGGCCAGTATCGCGCTCAATGTGATGCACTACCCATGGATCCCGGGCGGGATCGCAATGGCCATCCTGGTACCTATCGTGATTTTGCTCAGCGCGGAGCTGGCCAAGGGTATCGTTGAATCGCAACGCAACCGCAGCGGAGCCGCAACCGCAACCGCAGAAATGGCCCACAAGGCGCAACAATTGACCGCAAAAATCGAGGCGCAGACCGCAAGTCTTGCGCAACTCGAAGCGCAAAAAGCGCAAGCGCAAGCGCAACTCGAAGCGCAAAAAGCGCAATGGCTTGCGCAATTTTCGGAGCAAAAAGCGCAACTCGAAGCCAAACTAACCACAATAAAAATAGACCTGAAAGCGCAAATCGCAGAGGCGCAAGCCAGGCTAGAGCAGGCACAAAATGGGCAAATTGACCCGATAATCGCGGAAAGTTACCAGATAGACGGCCTTTTGGCTGCGGGTTTAACCCAGCGCCAAGCGGCCGAGATTGCGGGCGTTTCGGAGGGAACGTTGCGCAATAGATTGAAAAATCTTAACGGCCATAGTTTGCACAAGAGGACACGTTGATCTTTAAAGGTGAGAAGAGACCCGACGGAAAAATAGTTTTAATTGCGCAAGAGCCGCCCGGCTGCCTGCGGATCGCCGAAGAAAGACTGCGCTTGTGGATAGCGCGTCTGGCGACCGCTGCGCTCTGGTTTTTATTGGGGTTGCTGGTAGGGCTCCAAATGTGAGGAGGTGACATATGCGCGCGGTAGCAGCCATATCGTTTGTAATAGTGGTTATCGTTTTGCTGATGAGCTATGACATCATCCGGTCCGCGGTGGGCGTGGTGGCCACGCCGGCCGCGATTGGAGTGGCCGTGGCCATCGTGCTGTCGATTGGCGGCTCGGGGGCGGCCTTCGCCTGGGCGCTGCTTCAGAGTGCAGAGGGGCGGCGGATGAAGAATCGTCAGATCCGGGCCAAGGCGGAAAAAACCGAGGCGGAAGCGCTGAGCATCCGGCGGGCCAGTGCGGGCCCGATTATCGCCGAAGCCAACCAGGGGGTCTACAAGACCCTTTGGGAAAACGACCAAATGATCGAGGTCCGGCGGGTCGATATCCCGCTGCCGGCAGTGAACGGCCTGCCGGTCCATCTAGATCCGACTCAGGCCGCGCTGCTGGACCGGTGGAATCGGTACCATGCCACGGCCAAAAACGGCGGCGGTGACCGGTGGGAAATAGCTCAGCCACCAGTGGCGGGCCAGCTGGAGCCGGGCTTACCACCGCTGCTACCTAAGCTGGTGGACGCACAGCGGCTGATCATCGCCGGACCCAGCGACGCCGGCAAGACGACGCTGATCAAGCACATCATCGCCAGCAGGGCAGACCATAGCGGGATCATCGTCATCGATCCGCACGCACCATCTAAGATTTTGGGCTTCGATTGCATCGGCGCCGGCCGCGACTATGAGGCGATCGCTGCGGCGCTGGAGTCGCTGGTGGAGCTCATGACGGCACGGTACGAGGACGTGCGACTTGAGATGATGAAGTACGGGCAGCATCACCGAGTGAGCGTCTTCATCGATGAATGGACCGGGATTGTCCGCAACATTAAAAACGCGGGCGATATGCTGGCCATCCTGCTAATTGAGTCGCGCAAGGTCAACATTCACCTGACCGTGATTGCGCACTCGACCACTGTCGAGGCCCTGGGCCTACCGGACGCGCAGATCCGCAAAAGCGCGACGGTGATAGAGCTGACCGGCGGGCAAGGGTCGAGCCGTCGAGCGTTTGTCCTGCCGGCGAGCAAGGTCAACCCCGATGGCAGCAAGGCCACGCCGGTCGAGCACGCGCTACCCGGTCCGTTCCCGGGTTACGTTCAGCCGCAGCCGCCGATGGTGCGCGAGCTGCCCGACGCGCGGATCTTGCGCGCGCTCCGGATGGAAGCCGACGGCGCCAGCATTACCGCCATCGCCAAAGAATATTTTGGCGTAGAGAAGCCCAACGGAGGCCAAACCAAGGCGGTTCGTGACCTGCTCAGGCGCGCGATGGAGGCACGACAGAGTTACGACAACGGCACGACGGAGGCACGATAAGTTACGACGAGGCCCGGGCCGGGCCGGGGCCTGGCCCGGGGTGTCGTGGCGCTGTCGTGGCAAAATCGTGGCAAAATCGTGGTAAAGTCGTGATTGCGAGGTGGGTAATGAGATACGCCGAAAGTGGAGAGTAATTCCTTCTTAACACAAAATCTTGGGGCTTTATCGACATAACCTACAATATATGGTATATTTGTTCTAACAACGCGGCGGGCGGAGTAGCCTGCCGCGTTTTTTAATTGAGAAGAACCCGGGCGCCCGCCGCGACCGGGTTCTTTTTTTTGAGTGAGGGTCGCAATGAAAGACCTTTTAACAAGCAAAAAATTTGTAGCGGCCGTCACGGCCGCGCTGGTGGCGTTTCTGTCCAACCTGTACGGGATTGAGCCGGACCAGGCGCTGTTGATTGTTGGGCCGCTGGTGGCGTATGTATTGGGCCAGGGCCTGGCCGATCTGGGCAAGGAGCGGGCCAAGATCGAGCGATATCGAAATGATTGATGTTGCCAGGTGGAACCAAACATTCTTTGATTATTTCCGGGAATCAGGGCGGGCTTACAATGACGCGATAAAATACGGTATCAAGATATTACCCACCGAGGAACAAAGTGCACCCTATTTTGCCGTCATAGGAATTCATCATCTGACCGGCGCCGAAAATGCCGGCAATCACCATGTCTATTGCGATGTGCTGGATGATAAAAATCAACGGTTGCAGAACATAATAGTCGGAATCTACCAGCACAACGTTGGCCAGTTCTTCGCTCGTATAGATAAACCAAAAAATGAGCCCGGCTGCAACCACGTGCTTCATTCCAATGTTACTAACAATTCAGTATTCGTGTCAGAGGCCGGGTATCAGTCTGAGAGGGTTGATGGTCTCAGTTCTAACCACGCTGACGAAGAATCCGGTAACACGCGGGGTCACCATTCGTTCTATGTGGTGTTTGCGAGACTAAGCGAAGGGCATCCGGTAACCCCTCCGAAAGAGCCGGAACCACCAACGACACCGAAACTGACCGACCTAGATGAAGCGCTTTTGGCCATCTACAACTTACTGGAGACGGTTTTGCAAAACCAAGCAGCTCAATCCTTAGCACTGCGCAAAATAGAAAAACATCTAAGCAGCCAGGTTAATCCTATGATGACAAGAGTACTGGTCACTGAGCTGCAACGTATAACCGAACAGTTTGAAGCATTACTTAATGATTGATGCTGAATCCGGATTGGCTTGACGTAAACCGTATTCCCGATTGGTTATACTGGATTATCATCTTGGCAATTGTCTTTAAGGAGCGAATAGCAGAATTACTACAGTGGCGCGAGCGGGATCAGCTGGACCGCCGCGAGCATGAGCAGCGCCAGGACACGTTGGCCACCAGCTACCACCTGGCCGAGGCGGCGAGCGCGCAGCAAGTAATGGCGGAGCTTGTGGCCAACAGCCAAGAGAGGGCCGCGGACGGAGATGCGTTTTTGCGCGAGCGGTATGTAGAGATGATTAAGAGCCTGGAGATCTTACCAGAGGTCAAGCGCGAGCTGGCCGCGATTAAGTTCGAGCAGCGCAACCACGCGGCTCAAATCCGCATCATGGTCAGTCTGGTGTCTGAGATGTACGAAGCCCAATTCCCCAACAATAACAAAACGACGAGATACTTAGAATGAATCAGTTTGTCGAAATCGTGAAAGTTAAAGACTTCGGCCTGGCGCTGGTTATGACCGCACTCGGGATCGCGATGGTCGAATTTTTTCGATGGCAGATCGGCACGGCGCCGGTCATTATCTTCATCGTACCACTCGTTTATATTTCCTATGTGGGCGGCCTGGCCGCCGGCGGCCTGGCCGCGATCAGCTTCGGAGTCTACGTACACCTATTTGGATCCACCAACGATCCAACAAACGCGATACTGGTCAACGGCGTGACGTTGGCAGTCGTGGTTCTGCTCAACTGGCTCATCTATGACGCCAAGGTCCAGGCGTTTAATGGATCATTCCAAAAAATGCTGGACGCGCTGTCGGCTATTCGCCGGCTAAAGCGCGACTGGGAACGGATGAGCGATGAGGAGCGATTGACCGAGATATTCCTGATCGAGGATAGGCTCGGCAACTCCGCAGCCAACATCATCGGCTGGCGAGAGCTGCGCAACCAAACTGAGGCCGCCAAGCGGTCGGTCATCGACTCTAAATAAGGTGCATTACTACGTGTAGCCAACGGGCTACGCCGAAAAAGGGGACCATTGTCCCAAAGTGTATAAAGGTTTTCTAGGATTTGGACTGGATTGAGGAGCTCGGCAAGGGGATAGAGGTAAATGGCCAAGTCGAAGGAGCCTGGCTCGATGCGTATCTCGATCTGAAGGCGAACGGCGGCTTGCACTGGAAAAAGGCGGTCTTCGCAGCCTGGTACAACACACCCAAGGCCACCCGGCAGCCACGGACCATGAAGGATCTGGCTGCCCAGTTGGGTTATGCCTCCGAGCAGGTTCTATACAAATGGCGCAAATCCACTTGGTTTAAGGATATCAGCATCGACAGCATCCGAGAAAGGGTCTTTATGAATCACCTGGCCGATATTGACCAGGTAACGATCGGCGCCGCGCTCAACGAGACCGGGACCGCGGGCGTGCAAGCTCGCAAGCTATTTTACGAGCTGGCCAAAGTGCTCAATCCGAACCGGATGGAATTGGCCAACCCCGAGGGTGAAGCCTTTGAAATCAAGTCTATCGACTACCGGCAAAAGATTAGCAACTTAGCTCCTTCGGATGAAGACGATGAATAATGCCGACACTCTACCTGCCGCAGCTGCGGCGCGATCAATGGCTCATCGCTCAACACCCGGCCAAGATCAAAACGTTGGCAATGGGCCGGCGCTGGGGAAAAACCATATTGGGTGGCTCGGTCTCGTTATCGGTGGCCAGCGCCGGCGGCAAGGTCGCCTGGGTTGTACCCACGTACAAAAACGGCCGGCCGCTGTGGCGTTGGGCCATGCAATTTGTCGGACCGCTCAAGAAGAATCGATTGGTCCGGACCAACATCAGCGAACGGTTGATCGAGTTTAATAATGGTGGTTTTCTTGGGATCTATTCAGCGGACAACGAGGACAGCATTCGGGGCGATTGGTTTCATCTGGTTATCGTCGATGAGGCGGCTATGGTGAGTGAGACGGCCTGGCAGGAAGTAATTCAACCGACCCTGGCCGATGTGGACGGCGACGCTATTCTGATCGGCACGCCAAAAGGCCGCAATTGGTTTTTCACCGAGTATCAGCGGGGCCTAGCTGACGGCACGCGGCAGGCGGCTTTTCAAGCGCCCACCGGTGGCAATCCCAGCCCGCAGATCCAGCGGGCCTTTCAATTGGCCAAAGAGCGGCTGCCGGAGCGGGTCTACCGGCAGGAGTGGTTGGCCGAATTCCTGGAGGGTCAGGGCGTAGTCTTCCGTAATATTCGGCCCAATCTAACGGCGCCGCTCGATGCACGGCCAGCGGACCACATTGGCCACCGGCTGGTAATGGGCGTGGACTGGGGCAAGAGCAACGATTACACCGTGCTCAGCGTCTTTTGCGCCGATTGCCGGCAAGAGGTGACGCTGGACCGGTTCAACAAGATTGAGTACAGCTTTCAGCGCGGCCGGCTAACGGCGCTGGCGGACCGCTGGAAGATCAGCCACATCGAGGCCGAAGCCAACAGCATCGGCGAGCCGAACATTGAGGAGTTGCGCCGGTCCGGGCTGCCGGTGGTCGGTTTTCAGACGACGGCCACCAGCAAGCCACCGCTCATCGAGAGTCTGGCTCTCGCCTTCGAGAAACAGGAAGCCGCCTGGCTGCCGGACGAGGTCGCGGCCCAGGAGCTGGAAGCCTACGAGATGAAGCTGAACAGTACAACCGGGCGGCCGACCTACGGCGCTCTGGAGGGACTACACGACGATACGGTGATAGCCAGAGCGCTGGCCTGGCGCGCGGCTATCCACGCGCCGGGCTGGACCGTCTGGGCCAGACAACAACTAAAGCAGGTGGAGGATGATGTCGAGAGAAGATAACGGCGTAGCAACTGACTTGAGTACCACCGCGGCCGAGTGGACCCGGCCGGCGGCGATCCAGAACGATGCTCGATTGTTCGGCCCCGGGCAGCCGGCGCTGCCGGCAGCGCCAGAGGAGCATCCGCGTCTATTCGAGTACATGCCAGGCGTTAACCTGGTAACTATTCCTCGGATGGGCTTCGGTCTGGCCTCGTTTCAGGCGCTGCGCAACCTAGCCGCGACCTGTAAAGAGGTTCGGTTAAATATCGAGCTGATCAAGCGAGAAATCCGGGCATTAGATTGGGCGGTGCAGCCAGTCAATGAGGCGCTGGACATCGACCCAGGCCCGGTTACGGCCGCGCTGGAGTCTCCGGATGGCCAGCACGAATTCGACCCCTGGCTCAACATGCTTCTGGAGGAGATGCTGGTCACCGACGCCGTCACGATCTACCCGGCCATGACACTCGGCGGTCAGGTAGAGGCATTGGACCTGATCGACGGCACAACAATCCGGCCACTGCTTACGTTCCGAGGCCGGACGCCTCGGCCCCCAAGTCCCGCGTATCTCCAGATTCTACACGGGGTGACCACCGGCTACTGGGATAGCGATAAGCTGATTTACCGGCCCTTTAACACGACCATCTTCTCGCCCTATGGCACCTCGCCCATTGAGTTCATCATGATGACCGTCAATTTAGCTCTGCGACGTGATGTACATCACGTCAGTTACTTCACCGAAGGTAACGTACCCGAGGCGCTAGTGGGTGCGCCGTCGAGCTGGACCCAGCAGCAAGTAGAGACCTGGCAAAAATATTGGGATGCAATGGTACAGGGCAACATCGCAGAGATGCGGAAGATGCACTTTGTACCCCTGGAAGGTGGCCGCGGCTCGGTACCCGTTTACGAGTTTCGCAAGGACGATGTCAACCAGACCGTGCAAGACGAGTGGCTACTAAAGGTGGCCTGCTGGGCCTTTGGTAATAGTCCAGCCGAGTTCGGTTTGGTCACTGGGTCGGCCGGATTGGGCGGCGCTGGCTACATGGAAGGTCAGGAAAATATCCAATACCGGTCGATGATCCGGCCGATCACTCAATATCTGGAGCGGCTGATAACCGGTATTATCCAGCGGCAAATGAAGCAGCCGCTGCTCAAATTTATTTGGACTGGCCTGGAACCGCAGGGCGATAAAGTTCAGCAGGCCCAGGTGGATCAGGCCTATATCAATGCCCGGGTTTACGGACCGGGGTATGTGCGGCGTCGGCTGGGGATCAAGGACGAAGAGGCGCAGGTGGTAGAGCCAGCCTTTTCGCCTGTCGCTATACCGCCGGGGTTTGGCACTCCTGCCGGCTCGCGGGAGGAGCCGGCCGAGAAGTTTTTTCAAGGTTACGGTTGAAGGGAACGACCCTGATATCGACCGCAAGCAGGACGCAATAGACGCCCTCAGGGCGAGTCTAAATAGGTACTTTGCCGGTTTACAAGACCGGCTGATCGAGGTAGTTCAAAGTGTTACCGGCTGATTTTTGGGAAACTGAAGAGAGATATCTGTTGGCGGTGCTGGTAGACGCCTTAACCCAGGCGGCTATCGATGGCGCGCAACTGGCCTTCGGATTCAGTAATGAACTGGCCAACAGTCGCGCGGCCCAATGGGCCAGGCAGCACACGGACGATCTGCTGCAGCTGCTGGGGACCACCTCGCAGCGCGTGGTAGGCGAACGGATCGAGGAGTGGGTCCGTCGGCCGGGATCGACGATTGGTGAGCTAGTGACCTCGATCAAGGAGGGGATGAGTACATCCGACACCAGAGCCAGCACTATTGCCGTGACCGAGATCACTCGAGCTTACGCTGCCGGCAACCGGATTGGGTTTGAGCAAGCCGGCGTCACTGATTGGCGCTGGCAAACTAATAATGATGAGCTGGTCTGTCCAGTCTGTGGACCGCTCAATCAGGTTATTAAGTCGATCGGTGATGTCTTTGGCGTGTTCAACGGTCGGCCTTTTACCCAGCCGCCGGCCCACCCAAATTGCCGCTGCTGGATGACGCCGGTGGTAAAAACAGACCGACCGCTGCGTCCGCGGCCGCCGGCGCCTGATGCGATCGCGCCGATACCGCAAGCGGCCGAGCCGGAGCCGCCGAAGCCGGGCACGTTCCAAAATATGCTGCAAGTTGAAGATTGGATTGAGGACCATCCTAATTTCGATTGGGACCTAGAAGGAGTGAAAGGTATCGAGCAGGCCAACCGCGTCTTAAGCGAGATAAGCACGATTATCGAGAAGCAT